TAGTTGGACAAACCGGACGCGGTATTTACGCGACCGGTGACATCACGGGTGTGGTTTCGCAACGTCCTTATGGGCCGTTTCAAACCGACGGCACGTGGTTGCACGGTATTGATCACACGCGGGCGACATACACGGACGGTCACGCTGAGACATTATTGGCCGGTCAGGCGTTGGCGTGGATTGGCGGCACGACGGGTTCGCCCACGGCCACCGCGACAATAAGTGGCACGGTCGCGGGATCGGTGGCGAATATCGTAATGCAGCCCGGAGGCGGCGGCGGGGTGTTCATTGGCGCGGGCACGAGCGCTCAATATATCAACATCAATGGAGCTTCAGGGCAAAACAATGGCGTGAACTGGCAGACCGCTGGCAACATGCGCTGGCGTCTGATAACCGATGCATCCGATCTGCTGAACCTGTACGCGTATAGTGCCGCTGGCGCGTTTCTTGGAACCGTATGTTCGTTTGAGCCGACGTTGTGCCACGTCAATGTTGACCTGTATGCATCGAGGGTTGGGTTCAATGGCACGGCACCGATAGCCAAACCAACCGGCTATACCGCACCAACCGGCACCGCGACACGCGCGACCTTCGCGACAACATCGGTCACGCTTCCTGTCCTCGCTGAACACGTTAAAGCATTGATCGATGATCTTACCGCTTATGGATTGATAGGGCCGTGAATGCCCATCTGGCTCAAAGCCCTCGCCACGCTGGCCCCCCTCCCGCGCATGCCACGGTGGCGGAATGAGTGAGCACGCCAATGGTAATGGCCGCTCCACGGCGACGATCCTCGCCACGGTGCCGGAGCGCCTCATCAAGGCGCTACCGGCGGGCTTCGTGGTGCTTATCGTGTTGAACATCTGCTTTCTTGGTGTCGCCAGCTACTCATTTTCGCATAACACCGAGGCGCGTAATGCGATGCTGACGAAAATCCTCGACAAGTGTCTTCAGGGAGCACGTCCATGATCATTGAAATCCTGTTCGTGGTCGTCATGTTCTTGTGGCTGCTCACGATCCTGCCGCTGCCGCCGATGGCGCCGTTCGCATCGAGCAATGTGTTCTTCGCATTCGTCGCGGTGCTGCTGCTGGGACTGTTCATCTTCCTGCCGGGGATGCGGTGAGCGATGACCACCCTCGCCCTCTCGTTGCCGCTCGACCGCGTCTCGCCCGTCCGCGTGCCGATCCGTGATCTGGTACTTGGTGGCACCGACAGCGTCACGCTGCTCGTCTCGGTGGTCGATCGCGACAGCCCCGACGCGCTGCCGATCGAGTTGTCCGGCGGAATCGGCGGCCCCGCCGTCTCCATGTTCGTCTGGGCCGACAGCAGAGGGTGCCATGGTCCGAACTTCGGTGGCTGGGGGTGCGGATGGGATTACGGCTGGGGCGGCTGGTACAGTGGTGGCGTCGCCGGACCCGGCACGACGCTCTGGACGGGCCTGGGGACGGTCTACGACATGGCCACCGCGACGTTCCGCATCGTCGTTCCCGCCGGCACCATGACCGCGTGGCCGCGTCGTTGCCGCTGGGCGATCCTGTTCGACACGGATGGGGGCGGCACCGCTGAGTTGCTCGCCGAGGGACATCTGCATGTCCGCCCGATGGTCTCGCGCGCGATCGTCCCGCTGATCATGCTGACCGATCCCAACCCGGCCACGCTGACCGATCCAAACGCCGAGGCTATCTTCCTCGCCGGAGCACCAGCGCCATGAGCATCACGACAGGCACATTCCCCGGCGTCCGCATCTCCGACATGCCGGACCTCGGCGTCGTCACCGATAGCAGTTCGATGGTGGGCGAACACGCCGGATCAGGACGGTTCAGCGCACCGGCTCTGCGCGCCTATGCCACCACGGGCGCCGTCGTGTTCGTCACCAACATAGCCGCCCTGCGCGCGTTGGCCTCCGGCGCGGGCGCGGTGTTCGTCCAGGGCTACCACACGGCCGGGGACGGCGGCGGTGGCATCTACACGCACGGCGCGACGGGCACCGACAACGCCGGCTCGATCATCGTGTCCTCCGGCGGCACCTATTACCTCGACACCGTGGGGCAACCGCTCTCGGTCAAGCAATTCGGCGCGACGGGCGACGGCGTCACGGACGACACGCTCGCCATTCAGAAAACCTTCGATGTCGCGGTCGCCCTCGTCCCCGGTGGCGGCGTCACGGTCCATTTCCCCGGCGCTACCTCCGGATACGTGACGACCGCCGCGATCGTCATCAACGCATCGACGCCGGTTCATGTGACATCCGATGGGGCACGCCTGCTTCCCGGCGTGGATTACGACGTGTTCCGGGTAACGACGAGCAGCCTCGGTGTCGTGACGTTTCGTGGGTTCATGGTTTTTTACGGCACGCGCGCATCCGTGTCCGGTGTCGTATTCCGATTTCTGAAAGCCGGGGCGCTCGGCAGTGGCGTGATGGATTGCATGGTCGAGAATGGTTACACGAATATCAGCTTCGATGGCGTTGACGACCAGAACTGCATCGTTTCGAATTTCGTCTCAAACGGCGCGGTTGGTAACGGCATCCAGTTCCTCGATGGTTTTGGCGGAAACTCGCTTATCTCGAATACTTCCATGAGCACCGACACGCTCAACAACGGCAACGGCATCCTCATGCGGGCGGGCGATGGCAATCTGTTGTCCAACGTCCAGATCCAGGGTTTTCTGACCGGGTTCAACGGCACACCCACGGCGGGACAACTGCTTTTAGACCTCTATTGCGTCAACGTGGAGATCGACAACGGGTTGCGGCCTGACGGGCAGGGCGGCAACGGTTGGTATTTCAACGGCAGTGCCGGCGGCGCCGCGATCAATGGCGTCTATCTCACGAACTGTTGGGGGAGCGGTAATTATCTTAATTCCGGTTGGTACTTCAACGTCGCGACCAATATCGTGATGCAGGGTTGCATCGCCGTCCAGAACGGTCAGGCGGGGATTTATTTCACCGCGAGTTGCAACAACGTGATAGTGCAGGGTTGTCTGGCTTCCGGCAACAACCGGGCGGCGTCCGCGTTTTCCGGAATTCAGTTCAGCGCCGGTATGATCCTGTTTTCCGCTATCGGCAACCGCTGCGGCAGCACGCCACGCGCGCCGACCGCCTCACAGACCTATGGCATCGCCGTGGCGACGGGGGCGAGCGATCATTACGTGATCCAGGGGAACGTCGTGCAGGGTAACGTGACGGGCGGCGTGGCGGATGGCGGCACCGGATCGTTCAAGTCCGTCAGCGGGAATGTGTCATGATCCAGGACGGGTACTACAAGGACGCAGCCGGCGTCGTCACCTACGCGATCCATGGTTACACCGGAGATGGCCCGTTGCCGGAGGGAATGACGTTCGTTCCGTTCCCCGATCCCGGCTCGATCGTCGTGGGAGAACCGGCGCCAGCGAGAGCCGCGCCGTCCATGGCACATCTCGTGGCGACGCTGCTGGCCAAGGGCGTCATCACCGAGGCCGATCTGGAAGCGCCGCCCTGATGTCAGATACACTCACCCAACTTCAGGATGCGCTCAAGCCAAAGACCGGGATGCGGCGGGTTCCGTTTCCGACGGAGACCTACGAGCATCCGTCGCTGCCGCTGGTGCATAAAACCCTGCTGAACCTCATGGTCGAGCATGCGCCCGCCGATGCGCGCACGGAGACGCCATTGGTCTCCACACCGGCGTTGCAGCCCTATCTCTCGGTCGGGTTCGATCCCATTCTGGCGATGAACGATGACGCGCCGGGCGTGATCTATCTCGTGGCCGGCACGAAGGCCTATCGCCTGCGGTTCGCGCCGGACGGGTCGCCAACGATTGAAATCTTGCTTGATGTCGGCACGGCGGACGCCGGGACCAGTCCGTGGAACAGCTTCGTGACCATCGCGGCGGGGCCGATCGCCGCCGTTATCTGCGTGGCGCCGCGTGCCTATACCTGCGGGCACCTGCCCGGCGATGCGTTGAACCAGATCACCGATCCTGACTTCCCCGGCGCCTCGTCGGTTTGTTACGTGGACGGGTATTTCGCGTTCAGTTCGCTCGGCGACACATCGCAATGGTTCATCTCACGATTGCTCGATCCGCTCAGCTTCGACGCGCTGGACTTTGTCTTTTCCGATGCCATGCCGAACGCCATACGCCGGGTCATCGCGCATCGCGGACAGGTCTGGACGGTGGGCGAAAGCGGCTTCGAGATCTGGTACGACGCGGGTTCGAGCGGGTTGGAGACCACGCCCGGGATCTCGTTTTTTCCGTTCCGACGCATGTCCGGAGGGGTGATCAACATAGGCACCGGCTCGCCAATGTCGGTCTGCCGCGCCGATGGCTCGGTGTGGTGGATGGGTTTGGATGGTATCGTTTACCGATCAAACGGTTACGTGCCGAAGCGGGCTTCAACGCATGCGATTGAAGCCATCATCGGCGGCAATGCCGTTGGCCTGGACGGGATGACGCACGCTTACCGAGGCCACTGGTTCTACTGCCTGACGACGCTCGACAATCGTACGCTGGTTTATGACGTGGCGACCGAGAAGTGGCACGAGCGATCGACCAGCACGGACGGACACGCGCCGTGGGAAGCATGGGTTACCGCGACCGACAACAACGCTTTACATTTGTTCGGAGGTCGGTCAACCGGGCAGCTTTACACGATCGCCATGTGGCCGGTCGATGCGGGTGTGACCGTGATCAGGCAGGCGACGTTGCCGCCAATTACGGTCAGCAGCGTCCGGGGCGCCCGGGCGTTCTGTGCGCGGGTTGAGATCGAGATGGAGGTGGGGTCCGCCGAAACGCCGGGGCCGGTCAGTCTCGATTGGTCGAACGACGGCGCGCGAACGTGGACGACGCCGCGCGTCATGTCGGCGGGGGCGCCGGGAGCGTTTCGTCATCGCGTGTTCACGACACGGCTTGGATCTTTTCGCGAGCGGAGTTTCAGGATTACAACACACGGGTTGACGCGGCTCTACGCGGTCAGCGCCGATATCGCGCCGGGAGCCTCGTGATGGTAGCGGTCCATACTTTCACACCAGACGAAGTTGCCACGATACGCGCATATTGCGAGGGAGAGTTACGCGACGAGGTTGCTAAAGTCGACATTACCGAACGGGATCACGGCGCTTGTGTTGGTCTTATCGTTGAACTGGCGGACGGCTACAGGACGGGTTTCGTGACGGTGGCGAATGGACGCAATGATGCGACGAGCGCGGCCGGGCGTTTGGTCGGCCATGTTCGCCGAAGGTTGAATGAGCGACAAGCGGGGGCCTCGTGATGGCGACGGCACCGAAACTCATCGATCCGCCGTTCCACGACGCGCCGATCACCGACTACCCCGCGGGTCAGCAGCACTCGCAGGCATGGACCGAGTATCATCAGAGCCTGTCTGATCAGGTTAACGCCCTGGCCATCGCCGCCACGAAGAACAAAGGCGTCACGGACGGCTCCGACGCGGTGGCGGGGGATATCGGCGAGTATCTGTTCACGCCCAGCGGAGCGTCCGTGGGGTTAAGCAACGGGTCACTGCAGAACATTTGCAGCCTGGATCTGACGCCGGGTGACTGGGACGTGAGCGGCAATGTCATCTTCAATCCGACCGGGGCGGTGACCTACGCGTCGGCGAGCTGCAGCACGATCTCGGCTACGCTGAACGTCATCGCGGCCAGGGTCGGCGGGTCGAGCGCCGCCAACCAGTTGCGGTTGGGGACGGGCGGCGATCAGCGGATCAACGTCAGCGCGGGCACGACGGTGTATCTCGTGGCGCAGTGTGGGTTCACAAGTGGGTCAGTGTCGGCAACCGGGACTATTTGGGCGCGGAGGGCACGCTAGCGATGAGCGGACAACTCAACCGGCTCATGTTGTCCGACTTTTCACCGGACGCGACATATGCGCCCAATGCCCTGGCGCCACCCGATGTCGGGTCGCTGGCGGCGCTCGGACATGTCGAGGCCGGGCCGCGCGCCAACTACATGGCTGAAGCCGACGCCGCCATGAACCTCACGCCGGAGGAGAAGTATCTCTACCAGACGCACCTTCAGAACCTCTACGGCACCGGCAAGGTCGTGCATCCCGACGGGTCAATCTCCAGCCTGTTGCAGATGTCGTTCGAAGGTCCGGGAGGGAAGACCTACAGCATCCCCACGGTGTGGGGCGGGCAGGCGCTGCACCCACGGGACGCCATCAGGATGGCCGAACAAACCGGCGGCCTGGATCGGTTTCCGTCTTACGCAAGCGGTGACGAGGCGGAGGCACGCTATCAGCAACTGCACGATTACCTCGGACGCGACACCGCCGACTTCATCGACCGATCCAGGCGGACGCGATGACCCGGTTCGTGCAATTGGCTACGGGCGTGGATGTCGTGCCGGTGATGCTGGAACTCGCCCGCGCCGATGACCTCTGGGACCGCAATCCGGAACGGCGGCTCTATCCTGGCACACCCCACGCGGCGATGACAGACATCACGGTCCGTTACATGCCCGAGACGGATGTCACGATGGAGGCGCGGCGGCTGGAACACCGCAACGTGTTCTGGCCGGCGTGGTATCGCCTGCCGGCGCTGCGGCCGATGGTGTTCGCGCTGATGACGCGGGTGCAGGCGGTCGAGCTG